CACAAACCCTACGTCGGAACAGAAAACCAATGGCTGCTATTATCTCTGATAAGTTTCGTATTTTTAACGCGAAGCAATTCCTGGAATCCTTGACAGAAGGACCCAGTGAAACAAGTGCCGAGCGCACTAGAATGTATTTCTTTGTTGGGCGTCCCCAACCATGGAAAGCATATCTAGAAGTATATGCTAAAGGAAGTACCAACTTTACTGTTGGAAATGAAGTATATGTTGGGACATATGGTTCAACTGCTTTCCGTGCCACCGTTGCTGCAGTTTATGATAGTGCCCTTCTTCTTACCGACGTTTTTGGCAGCAACGGCACAAATTCCGTTCCCGCCATTGGTTCAAGTTTAAAAGAAACTGCAGATGCTGGTTCTACCGATACTGGTGCTGTAGCAAAATCCGGTGTTTATCGCTACTCTACAGAAGACATTCCCCCTCTTCCTTTAGACAACCAGAGAGAGAAACTCAACGTATATGACGAGATCATTGCTGCCAAGCGTATTACTGATGCATTCGCAAGAACAGTTGTCCGTCGTTATAACTGGGATTTAGTTGCAAACCCTAAGTTTGATATGTGGAAACCTGACTACTCTGCTACTCCTGGTGGTGGTGGTCAAGTTGGCAAGCAAACTGCAACAAACCAAACAAGCATTTCTGATGCTAAGTTCTACGTAATGAATTCTGATTACGAAGTCTTTAAGTGCCTTTATAATGGCGAGAATGTTGCTAACGCAACTGGTCAAAATGCTACCGAAGAACCAAAAACCAGTGGTGGCAACTATGCTTCTGGAACGGGTCTTTATACTGAGACATCTGGTGCTGGATACATCTGGAAGTACATGTACACCATGCCAACCGATGATGTTCTGAGATTCCTTTCTTCGGACTTCATGCCAATCGTTCTTCCCGCCAACAATACCCGTACTGCTGTTACTGGTGCTGCTGTTGATGGAGCAATTGACGTTGTTCTTATTGAAGATGGTGGTGCTAATCTACCTGCTTCACAAACACTATTTACTAGCATCAAGGGCGATGGAACTGGTGGAGTAATTGAGTTTGCTACCGATGGTTCTGGCACTATCACTTCTGCTAGTATTCAAGCAAGAGGTCAAGATTACACCTATGCTAATGTCCTTTTGGGAAATGGCAACCTCTTTTCTGACGCTGGTTTAACTACTGGTGTTGGCACAGGTGCTACTGCTGTTGGTGCTCTTGAAGTTGTGATGCCCCCCGAAGGTGGTCATGGTTTCGACCACGAACTAGAACTCAATGGTAAGCGCGTGATGACAAACATCCGCCTAACATATTCAGAAGGTTCTGGAGACTTCCCTGTTGATAACGATTTCCGTCGTATTGGCATCCTCAAAGATCCCGTTCTTGCTGGTACTTCAACATTTGCTACCCAAGACACACTATCTGGATTAAAGTCGGTCAAGATTACTGGAGCAACTGCAGATTTTATTCCAGATGAAGAGATTTCTCAAACTGTAACTGGTGGTACTGCAAAAGGAACTGTTGTTTCTTGGGTTCTAGACAGTGGTTCTTCTACAGCAGGTGTTCTTAAGTATATCCAAACCGTTGATGCACACGTTGATCAAGGTGTAGTTCAAGCATTTGAAAGTAATGGTTCTAATGCTATCTCTGGTGTTCTTTCCGCTGCTGCAGGTAATGTTGATACAACATATGCAAACACACTTCTGGGTGTAGCATTTACTGCTGGTTTAGCAGGTGCAGAAATTAAGAATAACTCAGGTGATGTTATCTATCAAGAAAACCGTCGTTTGATCACCCGTGCTCCTGACCAAATTGAAGATATCAAGTTGGTCATCGAATTCTGATCACAAATAAATAACTCCAAATCCTCTGAGATATCTCAGGGGATTTTTTTTATCTCTATAAATACTAAGGACAAAGAATGCTAGTATTTGGCGGAAAACGATGCCACAGAAGACAAACCTTAATGTAAATCCTTATTACGAGGACTTCGACGCGAGCAAGAATTTCTATAAGATTCTTTTCCGTCCTGGGTATTCTATCCAGACTAGAGAATTAACACAAATACAATCTATTCTACAGAATCAGGTTGAAAGTTTTGGTAAGTATGCTTTCAAACAAGGAGACCTAGTTGTCCCTGGGGAAGTTGGACTTAACACCAAACTAGATTATGTGAAGTTGTCTTCTGTATCAGAAGTTGCTGTTGAAGAAGATGGCGATATCGTATACAAAAAATATGATATTAGTCAACTAATTGGCAGACAATTGCGAGGATTAAATTCTGGCGTAATCTCCACTGTTCTAGAAACAAAATTAGCAACAGAAACTACTGCTGATACTGTTTATGTAAACTACTTAAACAGTGGCAATTCTAATAATGAATCAAAATTTCGTCAAGGAGAAACTCTAGAAGTTGTTGACGGTATCAATACACCATTGTTAGTTGTTGGTACTGATGGTAGCGTACTTCCTACCAGCATTCAACTCACAAATCCGGATACGGGAGACGTAACTTCAATTGAAAGTCCCGCGATGGGATTTGCTTCTGCTGTAGAAGTAGAAGAAGGAATATATTTTGTTAATGGTTATTTTGTACGATGTAGTAAAGAAATTTTAGTAATTGATGATTACTACAATAGTCCTTCTTCAAAAGTAGGATTTAGAATCCAAGAAGAAATTATCACTCCAGAAGAAGATGCCAGTCTTTATGACAATTCTATTGGATCTTCCAATTTCACTGCTCCAGGAGCACATAGATTAAAAATTTCATTGAAATTAGTTAAGTTTGAATTCAATCAAACTACAGATAAAAATTTCATCCAGTTGCTTACCACACTAAGAGGTGCAGTACAAAGAAAGGTATCACCAACTAATTATAGTTTGATTGAGCAAACTCTTGCACGTAGAACGTTTGACGAAAGTGGAGACTATGTTGTTGGCAACTTTGATATTGATGTCAGAGAGTATGCACAAAAAAATAAAAATGGTGGACTGTATAAAGCAGATGCATTTGGACTTTACAATGGTCTAACTGAAGGAGAAGCATCAAGAAAGATGTTAGCTAGTGTCAGCACAGGCAAAGCATACATCAAAGGATATGAAATTGTCAATAAAGAGACTAAGTATCTAGAAATTAATAAGGCGAGAGCAAGTCTTACTAGTGATAATATTAGATTAAAAACTAAATCTCTCCCAACTTTAAATATCACTAACGTATATGGTAGTGTTCCTCTTAACAAAGAAGGAGCAGATCTTACTGCGTATCCATACATTAACTTATATTCTACATTCAATGATGGATCTGTAGGATTAGGAAATTCTGAACTTCCTACTGATCACAGACAAACAACAGATAGAAGAGGACAAGTTTTTGGTTCAGATGATGCCACAAAGACTATTGTTGTTGAAGTAACTAACACAACACAACCTCTCTCAAGTATCACAGATGCAAACTTTGATAATTTATTTGGGGAAATTCATTTCATTAAAACCAGAAATGATGCAGGTACTGCAACCTCCACTTCAACAGTAAAAGGAATCGCTTTTGCAAAAGTCAACAAACCATTAATCAATGCAAATGATTCTGTTAAATTTTTGGAATTGACAATTCTTGGCAAGAAAGATGATTTGGATTTATTGTTTGTAGAGTTTGATTTAGGAGATTCAAATTATCAAAGAAAAATTTTCCTTACTAGTGCAGATGCATCTACAGATGCTAACGAAATAGGTTTCATTGTAGATTACAGTGAAACAATTACACCTGTTATTGGTAGAGCAAAACCAAATAATTTCGCTCTCAAGAAAAAAGGATCTGGATTTAATAGCGACTCTGACATTATTTTATCGCAAGGTCGTCAAGCTGATGGATCTGCAACTTACAATGCTACTTTTGGATTGTCTTATTTTGATCCAGAATTCTTTACTAAAATTTTATTAGATACTGTCCCTACACAAGGAGCATTTGGAATTGGCAAATACATATTTGGTTTAAAATCTGGAGCATATGGAGTTGTTGAAGGTAGTCCTTCCGGAGTATATTCCGTAGGAAAACTATTGTTCATAAAAACTCTATCTGGTAGATTTCAATCCGGAGAATCCATCAAGGATGAAGGTGGAAATGTAGTTAAAATTGCAAAGGATAATACAGTATCTCATTTTATTGTAACTAATCCTGGTCTTGGATATGCAGAAAATTCAAACATTGTAATCAATGGTGTTGAATATGACAATTCTGTTGTTGATCTGGCAAGATTGAACAGCGGTGCTTTTTATAGAGCAGAGATTAAAAATAAGTCTGCTTTATCTACAGAATATGCACAACCACCAGCAGTAACTGTAAAGCAACCTGATGGTTCTGCGACACCAGCTCAAGGTGCAGTTATTTTAGCAGTTCTAACTAGAAATGCAATAACAACATATACTCCGCAAAATGTAAAATCAGTTTCTGCCAAGTATGGATCTGCTGGAGAAAATGTATTCACTGCAGATGTTGTAGTTGATGATGCAGAATTTGCAGAAATTAAATCTATTACCGATTTTACTTTCTTTGGAGATAAAGGATATAACTTTATTGAATCTACTAGTTTTAATGCAGATGCTAGTAATGTGCTTCAACAGGGCGACATCATTCAATTCTCTGATACGGATAATAATCTAGTACGTTCTACTATACAGTATGCAACGATAAAACAAGGAGCATTCAAGACCAGAATCTATCTAGATACAATGCTTCCTGGTGATGTTGTTAATACTAGCATTGTACGTTTGCGTCCTAGAGTTGGAAATGCAAATCAAGGAACTCTGATTTATCCAACCGGAAGTAGTCAAATTAAACAGATTTCTTCAACACCAGAAGAAACTAAAATTAAATATTTTTTCCGTAGAGATTTTGTAACTACTGCGGCTACTTCCGGTGGTGTAATTACATTTGCTGCACAATTGCCATTTGGAACACAAAGATTCGCTGCTTTTACAGAAGAAAATTACATCATTACTGTTCTAGATCCAGGTGATTCTCCTAATGTACATACAGGAGATATTGTTTATATCGATAAAGATGCAGTAGAAATTAGTTCATCTACTGATACCAGTAGTGGACTTATTGCCGGAAGCATTAGTCTGAAATTGCCAACAACATATTTTGGAACAATTCCATCAAATGGAACTTATCCAAAGTTAAAACTGACTGCCACATTAGAAGTAGAGAATGCAAAACCAAGATTAAAAACTTCTATAGAAAATAGAAGAATTGTAATTACTTCCAGTGGTGATAGAGTAATTCCATTTAGAGGTATTAATTACGACACTGAAGTTGTTGAAACACTTTCATATTCAGATGCTTATAAACTTAGATATGTTTATGAAGGTAGTGCTACTCAACCACCTCAAGCAGATTCTGCAGGAAGTTTAATTTCTGGTTCGGATGTTACAGATAGATTTACATTCGATAATGGTCAAAGAGACACTGTTTATGATGTTTCTAGATTAGTTTTAAAACCAGGATATGAACAGACTACTGGACAACTTCTAATTGCTTTCGATTACTTTGAGCATTCTGCTGGAGATTTTTGTACCGTCGATAGTTATATTCACGAAGCGGGAGTAACTGAAGATGAAATCCCATCGTTTAATTCATCTGTTTATGGTATTATTAATCTTAAAAATATTCTAGATTTTAGACCTAAAGTAGATACTACCGCATCTATTGCTGGTTTCCAAGATACTGCATCTTTAGCATCATCAATTGGTCCATTTGCTGGTGCTGGTGCCATTGTTTCTTCTAGTCCTGCATCAGATACGAATTTAGAGTATACATTATCGTTCAGTCAAATTCAATACCTAGACAGAATTGACGGTGTATTTCTTAACAAGAATGGTAAATTTATTATTAAAGAAGGCAATTCCTCACTCAATCCATCAAAACCAGATCCTGTTGATGATGCGATTCCTTTATTCTATGCATATATTCCTGCATTCACACAAAATAGTAAAGATGTAAGAATTACTCCTGTTGATAATCGTCGTTATACAATGCGTGATATCGGCAAACTAGAAAAACGTATTGAGAGACTTGAATACTATACCACGCTTAGTGTTCTAGAACAACAGGCATTGAATATGCAAGTTAAAGATGAGATTGGATTTGATAGATTCAAGTCTGGTTTCTTGGTAGACAATTTTGAATCCCACAGAACAGGAAATTTAACTTCATTAGATTACCAGTGTTCTATTGATTCTCAGCAATCAGTCTTACGTCCACAATCAAAAGAAGATTCTTTTATACTTAAAGAAGTAAATACTAGAGAAGATCAAAGAGTTGTTTCTGGATACAAAAAATCCGGAGATATAGTTACTCTACCATATTCCAATTTAGAATTTATTGGTAATAATTTTGCATCAAAAACACTAAATCCAAATCCATTTGTTGTTCTTCAATATGTTGGAGATTCTGTTTTATCACCAAGCATTGATCAATGGTATGATACCACAGAAGAACCACTAGTTGTCGATACTAATACTGATCTATACAAAATTTTCTTATCTAAAGAAAATGTAAAAGAAAGTTTTTCTAGTTTGTATAATTCTTTTGTAATTAACTGGGTTGGTTCATCACCATCTTTCTCTTCGATTAATTCTCTTGGTAGTATTAACAGCCAAGATTCACAGTCAAAAGTAAAACTAGCGTCCACTGCTAGTTCTTCAAACATTAGTCCGAAAAATAATGATGTTGCGAAAGGAGTTCAAACTAAGACTATAAGAGGAAATTCTGTATCTTCTGCTTTGCAGTTCTTTGCTAGAAGTATTCCAGTTAAGTTTGTTGTTAGAAGACTGAAACCGAATACTACTATTTCTGTCTTCTTGGAAGGTAGGAATATTAGTCGTTGGGTAAATCCAGATCTCAGATTTACTGGGATCGCTGGTAATTCTCCATCTGCTTTTAATGGACCAGTGACTACAGATGATGATGGAAATGCTAGTGGTATTATTGTTATTCCTGCTGGTCTTCCACCAGAAGAAAATACAACTTGGACTGGAGATGTAGATACCTTATCATATGATTCTTCTGGAGAAGAAGTAAAAATTGCAGCAGGTATCAAAACATTTAGATTTACTTCTAGTCCTACAGATGAAGAGAAGTCCACTGTAACTACCTATGCAGAAGTTAAATATTATGCAACTGGTATTTTGCCAGAAAATCCAGGAACAATTGTTTCAACGAAACCATCTTTCTTTAAAGCAAATGAAGGTGTTCAATTCATAGATAGCAATACCGATAATCCTGTAAGACCAAATCCACTTGCTCAGACATTTAAAGTTGAAAACTACGAGGGAGGTATATTTACAACTGGTCTTGATCTATACTTTAATAAAAAAAGTAATAAAATTCCAGTTAAAGTATACTTGACAAATGTAGACTCAGATAAACCAGGAAAAAATATTATTCCTGGCACAGAAAAAGTTATATCCCCATTTACTTTCCTTAAAATTTTTACTAACGGAAATGTTTACTTGACTCAGGGAGAATCAATTACTGGTTCTACCTCTGCTGCAAGTGGTCCTCTTGCCAAAATTATTGATAAAAATGGCGTTGACCTGGTGCCTTCCTCTTCAGGAAGATATCTACTGACAAATGAACAAGTTTACACAATGGTTCTAGATAACCATAATGGTCGTTCTTTCAATCAAAATGAAAGTTTGATTATACCATCAGTAATCTTATCAAATAATACCCAAGGAACAAATTCGGTATTGACTATTGCAAAAGATAGTGGAAAAGTTTCTGCTGTTAAAATTCTAAACCCTGGATTAAATTATGATAGTGCCATCATTTCAATCGAGAGTCCACAACTTCCGGGAGGATCAGTTGCAACTGCACGAGTAGAAGTTTCTGGTGGTAAAATTTACAACACAGAAATTTCATTGACTGGTTTTGGATACACAGAACCACCATCAGTAGTCGTCAGAGGCGTTGGAAATGGCGCTGGAGGGTGTGTTATTGAAACAGAGATAGAGATTGACACCCCAGCAGTTAGAATGGGCGTAGCAATCGATTCAGAGGGTCTCACAAACTCTACTACACCCACACATTTCTCTTTCGATCATCCTGTTTATTTACAAAATGATACTGAATATGCTCTTGCTGTTGAAACAGATTCGATAGATTATGAACTATGGGTATCAAGACTTGGCGAAACAGATATTGCCACAAGCACAGTTATCACCACACAACCCTCGCTTGGTTCTGTTTACAGATCTCAGAACACTGAGAATTGGACGGAAGATAATTTTGAAGATATCAAATTTAAGATGTATAGAGCAGAGTTTGATATTACAAGAACTGCAGAGTTAGTTCTGACGAATGAAGATTTGGGATATGAACTTCTTGAAAAAAATCCATTCCAAACCAGTGCTACAGCAAACACAAATGCAACTTCGTTATTGTTTAGAAACAATAACAATATTGTACGTGTTAATCATAGAGATCATGGATTTGAAACTCTTGGAGATTCTTATGTTTTCTATAGAACAGCACTAGAAACCGGTGGTATAACATCTGATATTTTAAACAACACATTATTCCAGATTTCTAATAGTGGAGTGGATACGTATGATATCACATCATCTATTTCTGCTTCTGGAAATATTGTAGGTGGGGGAGATAAAGTTTATGCTTCTTATAACAGGAAATACGAAACTTTATATCCACAAATGCAATATCTAACTTTTACTGGAACTAAGTTAGAATCTACGGTAAAAACTACGAATGTCATTGCAGTAGATGCTTCCAAAATTAATTATGATTCTTATGATCAGTCTGATTATGAAAAAACTTTCTTAAATGAACCCCATTACTTTACTAATCAAAAATTTATTTCTTCGAGTATTAATGAAATATTAAATGATTTAACAAATTCTCTATCATATAAGTTAGAACTATCTTCTACAGTATCACATCTTTCACCTGTTGTGGATCTCTCAACCTCCAGTGTGAAAACATCTACTAACAGAATAGAAAAAGCATATGGACAGGAAGATCGTTATGGAAGAAGAGATCAAGTTATTGAATTTTATCCAATCTACTCGTTTACTGTTTCTAACATTAGTGGAGTTACTATTCAAAATGATCAAGCAATTGAAGGATACAACTCTAAAGCAGTTGGTAAGATTGCAAAAGTTAGTGGAAATACAATTTGGGTAAAACTAAAAACTTCACAGTTCTTCCAAAAAGGAGAAAGAGTTACTTTAGGAAACCAACCAACACTAATTGAAACTGTCAATAGTGTAGATGTTCCAAGAGCAGTTGTTGATACCAATCCAATTCAAAATTTCCAGGAAATTCCTGATGCTGCCACAATTACAGCAAGAAATCCAGCTACACCAGTAGAAACTTATGACAATATTATCACTGGTAAAGCGGTAATTTGGAATGATAGAACACAAGAATTGACATTGAGGACTGACACTCAACCTATTGCTGGAGACTTTAATGGAAGAATCCAAGACAATGATGCATATGCTAGAAAAGCACAATTAGTTGACCAAGTTTCTGATATTTTCCGTGTGGGTGATATTGTATCATATCCAAATCAACCTGCTGATGAAGTTCTTTTCTTAGAAGTTGGCACTATGACATATAGCAATGGTTCCGAATTCGTTTCAGAACTTACTTCTAGAAATAGTTCTTCTAGTGCCAAATATATTACAAAGGAAGTTGCTATTTCAAATCCAGCTACCGCAATTGATGTGCATTTAACTTTGAATATTAGAGATCTTTCTGATATCGAAGTTTTATATAAATTCAAAAAAGCATCTAGTAATGAAAATTTTGAAGATATTGATTGGGAATATTTCAATGGCACAGGGCAACCAGATTCTTTGGAAATTGCTACACCAGAGAACAGCATTTCGAGTGTAATCGAAAAGCAAGAATCATATCAAGACATTACTTACAGCGTAGCAGAACTTCCTGAATTTTCTTCGTTTGCTGTCAAGATTGTTATGAAGGGTACTGATCCAGCATACGTTCCCAAAATTCAAGATATTCGTGCAGTAGCAGCATTCTAATTTCCGCGTATGGGTTATATTAAAGTTAAAGGGCATGATGGTCTCGTTAGAGACGAGACCTCAGGTGCCATAGTCAATCACAGCGATTCTGCTATCCAAGCAAGACGCAAACAGCGACAGCTGAATTCCGCGTTGGACGACATAAATATCTTGAAGGATGAAGTCTCTGAAATCAAATCCCTACTTAGAGAGTTAATAAAAAATGCCCGCAATTAATGTCGCTAGAACTGATACTTTTGAAAAGCAAAGGTTAAAAATTAACGAAATTGGATCTCAGATTTTTTCAATTTCTGAAGGTGGTAGTGATTTATCCACGGGTATTTTAAAACTTGGTGATGGGACAAAATCTATTCCTTCATTATCGTTTACTTCTTCTGCAGATTTAGGTTTTTATAAATCTGATGTTGGAAGAATAGGAATTGTTTCAAATAATAAAAACATTATTGATTTTGAAACATCGTTAGTTCAAATTTACAAAAATTTTACTTTTACTAAAAAAGAGTTAACTACAGACGGTTTAGTAAAAACCAGTTCTGGATCTGGTTATGATTTCGGAACATATACTGATATTGCACTTCAGGGTGGGTCTGGTGCTGGTGCAATCATTAGTGCTGATATTATTGCTTTCAATGGAACTATTACCAATAATGGACTTAATTACAATAAAGGATTATTTAATTCTATTATTGTAGTTGGGGGGAATGGATCTGGTGCTACTGCAAGTTTCTCTGTTGATGGAGTTGATGGGCAGATTAGTAATCCTGGATCAGGATATACTGATGGAAACTATACCAATGTTCCATTGCAAGGTGGTAATGGTAGTAATGCAACAGCAAATATTGATGTAGGAGAAGGTGAAATTGGACAATGTGAAATTGTTTTAGATGGTCAAAATTATATTAACGGTGATGTATTAACTGTTAGTGCAAGTGATGTTGGTGGAACTGGATCCGGATTTCAGTATACGATATCAACAACACCAGGAATAGTTCAAAATTTTGTATTTGAAGATCAAGGATCTGGTTATCAAACAGGTGATGTATTAAATTTACCCGGCAATATTACTGGAGTGACTGGTAATACAAAAGGACGAGTTGCTGGAGTATCAACGACATTAAGTGATGTATCTGCAATAATTACTGTTGCATCCACAACTGGTATCTTCGCCGGGATGACAGTTGATACTGAAGATGGATCTGTTGGAAATTTAGCAGAACAAACTACAGTTCAATCTGTTGACAGTGCAACTGAAATTACTTTATCTGTAATACCAAACACTGCTGGTACAGCATCTTTATTATTTGCTTCCGTTGGTGGTCTTTCTGAAATTGTAGTTAGTAGTGTTGCTGGTATTGTAATAAATTCTACTATTACTATAACTTCTGGAACAGGATCTATTCCATCGTCTGCTACAGTAAGTTCTATCAGTGAAGAATTTAATACAATTACAATCAGTGAAGATGCTACTCAAGCTGGTCCAGTAACGTTATCATTTGCGCCACCTTTTGGTGTAGGGACAACGGCATGGTCTTACACAGTTGCAGATACTGGAGTAGTAGATACATTTACTGTTACTAATGGCGGTATTGGTTATGATGTTGGAGATCAACTGAGTATTAATAATACTCTTTTTTCACAACCAATTACATATAATGTAACTGCATCTGATCTAACAGAAATTATTTTACAAGGAACAGTTTCATCTTCAGCATACACTGTTGGAAATACTATCACTATTACAACCGGTGAAGGTGCTACAGATACTGTCATACGACAGATTTATGCTAGTGGTGGAAATATTGATTCAATGCTAGTTGATGTCGTTTCAACTGCAAATGGAGATTCTATTTCTGGTGGAAATACTGTAGATACATCTACAGACACAAAAAGATTTTTTATTGATACTGGTAGTGGAGCAGTAATTACTCCAGATATAACATTATATGTTGGCAGTAAATATATTTTTAACACAACCCAGTTATCTTCACATGCATTTCTATTATCAAAATTTAGAGATGGTTCTTTTTCACCAAGTATAATTACAGGTGTTTCTACTGCACTCAGTGATGCTTCTAATCAAATTACAGTAACATCAACTACCGGTATTTTGGCGGGAATGTCTGTGTCCACTACAGGAGGCACAGGTTCTTTAGAAACAAATACCACTGTTGCATCTGTTATTGATGCTACAACTATTCAATTATCTGACATACCAACCACAAGTGGAACAGCAACTTTAGAATTTATTGGAAATACGTATGAAAATGGTATTCAACTAACGGGAAATGGATTAGAAATTACTGTTAATGAAAATACTCCAAGTCTGTATTATTATTGTGGAAACCACCCAGATATGGGCGGCAAAGATAATGATGAATCTACAATTACCATTAACCAGAATAATCCAAAAGTATTTGGTAGCGGATTCTTACTAACATCCAACGAAGTTAATACACAAAATATTATCAATAATAATATTGATACTGGAACAATTGAAGCAATTACATTTACAGGATCTACCGCAAATTTTTCTGGATTAACAATAACTGGAACTGGTAATATACAAACTCTTACAGTTTCAAATTCAATTTCAACACCAAATATAAGTTCTAGTTCTAATATTAATGTCAACTC